CTACAGACCTTAGAAACTTTGAAGTCTCTATCGAAGGTGGCTATAGACGTATTAATGGTTACAGTAGATTAGGAGCTGGTAGTGCTGCACTCGTAAGTGGTAGTGTTGATACCATTCATGGGGTAATACCTTATGGAGATGGTGTTATAGCTTGTGCATCAACAGGAATATTTTTTAGTCAAGACGGTACAAGTTGGTTAAACGTAAGTAGAAGTTCTGTAGATGCTAGTGGAGATAACTACACAGCCTTTACAGGTCGTAGTACACTTACTAGAACAGGACAAGGCAAGATTAGCTTTTCATTGTTTGAAGGACCTACATATGATTATGGACTCCTAGTAATTTGTGATGGAGCTAACAAACCTTACTATTTTAGAATGGAAGGTACAGGTGCTAACATTAATACTAGAACATACTTTAGTGGTGAAGTTACTGTAACAGGTACAAAGTTTGCAACACACTCTGAAATACACGATAAACATTTAATTGTTGCAGGTGTTGAGGATAATCTTAGTACAGTATTTTATAGCACACTATTAGACCCTACAACGTTTAATGGTACTGGTTCAGGTTCAATAACTTTATCAGACCAAATAGTAGGTATTAAAAGTTTCCGTCAAGAACTTTTTATATTTTGTAGAAACAGTATATTTAAGCTACAAGATATAAACGGTACACCGGTGGTAGTTCCAGTGGCAAAAAGCATTGGTTGTCTTTCAGGATACAGTATTCAAGAGATAGGCGGTGACCTTATCTTTTTAGCACCCGATGGACTAAGAACAGTTGCTGGTACAGCGAGAATTGGAGATGTTGAGTTAGGTACAGTTAGTAAAGCTATACAACCAATTATTACACAGTTAGCAGAAAACATTGACAAGTATATAATTTCAAGTGTTGTTATTAGAGAAAAGTCTCAGTATAGATTATTTTATGCAGACACAAATGTTGCAAACACAGCACAAGAAGGAATTATAGGAACATTGAGACCAAACGGGTTTGAGTGGTCAGAAACAAGAGGAATAGAAGTAACCAGTATAGGAGCTGGATTTAATCAAAATGGTGTTGAGAAATATTTTCATGGTGATACTGATGGCTACGTGCTTGTGCACGATTCAGGCAATGACTTTAATGGGTCTGATATACTTGCTAGATATTCCACTCCAGACTATGACTACGGAGACTTAGGAACTTTAAAAACTTTACACTATGTCAGAGTATCTGTATCAGCAGAAGGAACTGTAACTCCAGAACTTCAAGTTAAATATGACTTTGGTAGTTCAGACATACCTCAACCACCAAATAATTTTTCTTTTGGAACAGTTAATGCACCTGCAATATTTGCAGAAGCTGTTTTTAACACAACGGTATTTGGAGCTTCACAGTCACCTATGATAAGAATACCCATACAAGGAAGCGGAACTAGTACTAACTTTACAGTTCTAACAGAAGACAACAAAGCACCCTATAAAATAAATGGGTTATATATAGATTTTATACCGTCAGGTAGGAGATAAAAAATGGCAGGTTACATAAGACAAAGTTCGTTCGTTGATGGAGACACGATTACTGCTGCATTATTTAATAACGAATACAATCAAATTTTAAGTGCTTTTAGCAATACATCAGGTCACGCACATGATGGTACTGCTGCTGAAGGTCCAGTGATTGGTCTTATTGGTGATGCAGGAGAAACTGCTCCCAATAACAAAGTATTAATTGATACAACAAATAACTACATTGAGTTTTATGTACAAGTATCTAGTAGTCCTGTACAACAGTTATATATAGCCGATGGTGCTATAGTACCTGTTACAGACAGTGATGTTGATTTAGGTACAAGCTCTTTATATTTTAAAGATGCCTACATAGATTCTATTACTACTACAGGTAATGTAGGTATTGGTGGTAATCTAACAGTTACAGGTACTACAACTTTTAACGGTGGCACAATTACTATGGGTGATGCAGCTACTGATAACGTAGTTTTTGGTGCTGACATTGATTCTAATATTATCCCTGATGATGATAACACTTATGATTTAGGAAGCTCTGGACAAGAGTGGAGAAACTTGTATATTGATGGTATTGCAAATATTGACAGCTTAGTAGCTGATACTGCAGACATTAACGGTGGTACAGTTGATGGTGCAATCATTGGTGGTTCTAGTGCTGCTGCAATTACAGGTACAACCATCACTGGTACTAGCTTTGTAATAGGTTCAGCAGATATAAGTGAAGCAGAACTAGAAACAATTGATGGCATAACTGCAGGAACTGTTGCAGCTTCTAAAGCTATTGTAGTAGATAGCAACAAAGACTTTACAGGGGCTAGAAATATTACACTAACTGGAGAACTTGATGCAGGTTCTTTAGATGTAAGTGGTGATGTGGATGTAGACGGTACAACTAATTTAGATGTTGTAGATATAGACGGTGCAGTGGACATGGCTACTACACTTACAGTTGCAGGTAATGTAGACTTTAATGGTGACTTAGATGTCGATGGAACAACTAATCTTGATGTTGTTGACATTGATGGTGCAGTTGATATGGCTACAACTCTTACAGTTGGTGGTGAGATAACAGCAGCTAGTTTAGATATATCAGGCAACGTAGACATTGATGGAACACTCGAAACTGATGCGTTATCTATTAATAGTACAACAGTCACATCAACTGCTGCTGAACTTAATATACTAGATGGAGTTACTGCAAGTGCTACCGACATTAATTTAATTGATGGTATAACTAACGGTACAGTTATTGCAAGTAAAGCTATTATAACAGATGCAAACAAAGACATTACAGGTGGTAGGAATATAACTATTACAGGTGAGTTAGATGCAGCTACACTTGACATTTCAGGTGATGCAGATATTGATGGTACACTTGAAACAGATGCACTATCTATTAATGGTACAGCAGTTACCTCAACTGCAGCAGAACTAAATATATTAGATGGAGTAACATCTACTGCTGCTGAATTAAATATTTTAGATGGTGTAACTTCTACAGCAGCCGAACTTAATATCCTTGATGGTGTTACTAGCACTGCAGCAGAGTTAAATATTTTAGATGGTGTAACAGCTAGTGCAGCCGATATAAATCTTATAGATGGCATAACTAACGGAACTGTTATAGCAAGTAAAGCTATTATTACAGATTCAAACAAAGACATTAGTGGTGGTAGAAACATCACAATTTCTGGCGAACTTGATGCTGCTACCCTAGATATTAGTGGTGATGCAGATATTGATGGAACTTTAGAAGCAGATGCAATTACTGTAAATGGTACAGCTTTGGCAAGTGTTATTGCAGGAACTACAGTAGATAATGCTACAACTGCTGCAGTAGCTACAACAGTTACTATTACAGATAATGAAAATACAAACGAAAACAACGCAATTATCTTTACAGCCGGTGGAGACTTAGACGGTGGTAACTTAGGTTTAGAATCAGACGGTGATTTAAAATACAACCCAAGCACAGGAACATTAAGTGTACCTAACGTATCCGTAAGTGGTACATTTAGTACAGTTAATAGTGTTACTATGGATGCTAATAACGCTGTAATCTTTGAAGGAGCTACAGCAGATGCACACGAAACAACTTTAACATCTATTGATGCTACAGCTGATAGAACAATCTCTTTACCAAACGTATCAGGTACTATACCTGTTTTAGCAGCAGCTTCAACTACGCAGATTACTTCTACACCAGAAGAACTTAATATTCTGGATGGTGTAACAAGTACTGCAGCAGAACTTAATATCCTTGACGGTGTAACAAGCACAGCAGCAGAACTTAATATCCTTGACGGTGTTACTTCAACTGCTGCTGAACTTAACATTCTTGATGGTGTTACATCAACTGCTGCAGAGCTTAATGTTTTAGATGGTATCACAGCAGTCGTTGGAGAACTTAATGCTCTTGACATAGGTGCTACAGCAATCGGTACAGCTGTAGCTTCAAAAGCAGTTATACTAGACTCAAACAAAGATTACACAGGTATTCGCAACCTTACAATTACAGGTGAACTTGATGCAGCTACTTTAGATATAAGTGGTAACGTAGATATTGATGGTACATTAGAAACAGATAACTTAACAGTCGGTGGAGCACAAGGAAGTGATGGACAAGTACTTACTTCAACAGGAAGTGGAGTAGCTTGGGAAGATGCAGCAAGTGGTGGAGCTTCAAACGTAAATGGTTTATCAGATGCTAAGACTTTTGGTACTGCATCTATAATGATTGGTGATGCAACTACAGGCACGATTGATGCAGCTAACTACAATACTGGATTAGGTATAGATGTTTTTGCATCTTTAACGAGTGGCGATGAAAACACAACTGTTGGGTGGGCATCTTTAGATGCTTTAACCACAGGAAGTAACAATACTGCTGTGGGAGCAGCAGCATTAACAGACCACTCTACAGGAAGTTCTAACACTGCAGTAGGACATCAATCGTTAGCAAATAACACAACCGCTTCTAGTAATGTTGCAGTTGGTGCAAATGCGTTGCTTACTAATACCACAGGACAGTATAATGTTGCAGTAGGAACACAAGCATTACAAGCTAATGTTGATGATTCCTATCAAGTAGCAGTTGGGCATCAAGCTTTATTGAGTGAAGCAACATCAGGCTCTAATGTCGCAGTAGGTGGATTAGCAATGATGACTTCTAATGGTGCAGCAAACAATGTTGCAGTTGGAAAACAATCAGGATATTTACATACAACAGGCGATAAAAATGCTTGGGTTGGTTCTAATGCTGGATTTAATTCAACAACATCATCAAATAATGCAGGTCTTGGTTACACGTCTTTATATTCATGTACCACAGGCTCAGAATTAGTAGGAATCGGACCACAAACTTTATACAATGCTACGACTGCAGTATCTTGTATTGCAATAGGTGATAGAGCTTTTTTTACCTTAGTAGATTCACCATACAATGTTGCTATAGGTTACAAGTCAGGATTTGCTTTTGAAACTGGTGTAAGTAATGAGGGTTCTTGCACATTTGTAGGTGATTCAACGGGTAGAAGTGTTACATCAGGAAAACAAAATACTTTTATTGGTGCTACTGCAGGTTATGCTACAACAGCAACAACGACTGGATATAGAAACACAATGGTTGGTGTAGGTGCTCATGGAGCAGCTGCTGATGGAAATTTAGAAAATGTTATCGGTTTTGGTTGTAAAGGTGTTGGTAATGGTTACAACACACTTGGCAGTGATTCTAACAGAACTTATAACCAACAAGGGAGTGCTACATGGTCAGGAACTTCAGACGAACGACTTAAAACAGATGTAGTTGATGAGCCAATCGGACTGGATTTTATTAATGATTTAAGACCTGTTAAATTTAAATGGAAGAAGAAAAAAGATGTAGATTCTTCTACATTTCCTACTATTTATGAAGAAGGCTCAGACGAAAGAGTACAGCCTTCTGAACATGGGGTAGATAAACATGGATTTATAGCACAAGAATTAGAAGCTACCATTGCTAATTACTCAGACATGGGTGATGCAGGGCATGAAATATTTAAACAAACAAGTGATGGTATGTACAATGCTGCTCCAACAGCTTTAATACCAATGCTAGTCAAAGCATTACAAGAAGCAGATGATAGAATAGATGCTTTAACAACAAGAATAGAAGCCTTAGAAAGCTAACAACAATAGGACTATAAAAAATGGCAACAGTAACAGAAATATTAACAGCAGCAACCGATAGCGTTAATTTAATTAATTCTATTAATAGTGGAACGCACCTTTACGCAGAAAAAACCCAAGCAGAACTTAATGTGCTGGTACAACGTAATGTTGACCATCTTGAGGTTATTTTGGCTTACACAGACCCAGATGTTGCAGGAGACTCATCAGATAAGTCTAGCTATACAGATGCGATTGCAACTGGCAAAGCGTATATCGCAGCAAACTAAAAAATATGGAAATGGTGTCACCTTACATTGTTTGGAATGTTCTCATAACTTTGATACTTGCTCCAATCTGGTTTCAGATTAGACAAAACTCTTCAGAGCTTAAAAGACAAGACATACTCATCAATAAAACACGTGAAGAGATTGCGAAAGAGTATGTCACAAAACTAGAACTAAAAGATGATTTTAATCT